CGCGAATTGTTAATTGATAATATCATTACAGATAGAACTATTATTGATGTAATGGCTTTTGCTCAAGCCTCTAAATCGATGGATTGGCCTGATAAAGAAGCATTTTATGCTTATGCTATTCGTTTAATTAGAGAATACGATTATATTTTCTATGTTTCACCAGAAGGGGTAGAAATTGAGGATAATGGTATTAGAGAAACTAATGCTGATTATAGAGAAGAAATTGACATTATTATTCGTCATATTTTAAGCCAACAAAAACATCGTATTAAAAATTATGGTGTACTTGAGGGTAGCACTGAGGAACGAATTTCACAAATGATTAATATTATTGAACTTTAACATATTTATAATAAAACATATATTATAATGAAACGTTCAGAATTAGCAGAATATATCAAAGAAACTATTGTAGATATTCTTTCAGAAGCATCAGCTGAAGATGTAGAAAACCAAGCTGAGTTAAATAAAGAACTTGAAAAAACAGTTGCTCTAAATAAAGAACTTTCTGAAGATATTGATGACGAAGATGAAGCTGATAAATCAGCATCTAAAGCAGCTGGTAAAAAAGACAGCGTATCTACCTTAGCTCGTAAACTCCAAGATGTTACTAAGGAAATGAAAACTACAGTTAACAAATGGAAAAAAGCTGAAGGTGAAGAAAAAGAAAGATTGTTAGCTCGTTTAAAAGAACTAACTAAAATCAAGAAAGAACTTGAAGGACTTATTTAAAAATATTCAAACTCTACTAATTGTAGTATTAGCAGTTTTATTGTTTTTACAACGAAGCTGCTCTTCTACACCTCCAGTAGAACCAACGGTTATTACAGAAATAGTAACCCATTGGGATACTGTTAAAGTAGAGACAACAAAATACGTTCCTAAAATAGTAGAAAAAGTAGTAGTTAATATTGATACATTCTCTGCTCCTATTGATACAGTTACGGTATTAAAAGATTATTATGCTAAATACTTCTATACTGATACTATTCAGATAGATACGTTAGGTTCTATTGTCATCAATGACACTATTACCCGTAACCTAATCTCAATGCGTGATGTACAATCCAACATTTTCATCCCAACAACTACAATTACTAATACTGTTTACCTCTACAAACGTGAGTTTTATGGGGGTATTTCGGTAGGAGCAACTAATCAAGCAGTACAAAATATTAACGGTGAATTATTATACGTTAATAAAAAAAGAGATGCATACGGTTTTGGTATAGGTTTAAACCCAGACTTCCAACCTATTTATACAGTTCGTATGTATTGGAAGATTGGTAAATAATGGCTGAACCTAATTTAAGACAGATAATCCAACAGGAATATATTAAGTGTGCTGCTGACCCAGTACATTTTATGAAGAAGTACTGTTTTATTCAACACCCACAACGTGGACGTATTCCTTTTAATTTATATCCTTTTCAAGAAAAAGTATTAAAATTATTCCAAGAAAATCCTTATTCGGTAGTACTTAAATCTCGTCAGTTAGGTATCTCAACTTTAGGTGCAGGTTATTCTTTATGGTTAATGTTATTCCATAAAGATAAAAACGTACTTTGTATTGCCACAAAACAGGATACAGCTAAAAACATGGTTACGAAGGTTAAATTTATGTATGAAAATTTACCTTCCTGGCTTAAAATAGATGCTCAAGAAAATAATAAACTAACACTCCGATTAAATAACGGATCCCAAATCAAAGCAACCTCAGCATCAAGTGATGCAGGTAGATCAGAAGCCGTTTCTTTACTATTAATTGATGAGGCAGCTTTCATTGATAACATTGGTGAGATCTGGGCTTCAGCTCAACAAACCCTAGCTACGGGTGGTGGGTGTATTGCTTTATCTACTCCTTATGGTACTGGTAACTGGTTTCACCAAACATGGGTTAGAGCAGAAAATGGTGAGAATGATTTCTTACCCATCAAATTACCTTGGTACGTTCACCCTGAACGAGATGAGACTTGGAGAAAACGACAAGATGAATTACTAGGTGATCCTCGTATGGCAGCACAAGAATGTGACTGTGATTTCTCTACCTCAGGTGATATTGTATTCTACCCTGAATACATTGAATTTTATGAAAAAACATATATTAAAGACCCACTTGAAAAACGAGGCGCTGACCAGAACTTATGGATTTGGGAACCCGCTGATTATTCAAGATCCTACCTTGTGGTTGCTGATGTGGCTCGTGGAGACGGGAAGGATTATTCTGCGTTCCACGTTATTGACATTGAAACAAATACACAAGTAGCAGAATATAAGGGTCAAATTGGTACTAAAGAATTTGGTCATTTATTAGTAGGTATTGCTACTGAGTATAATGAAGCTTTACTTGTAGTAGAAAATGCTTCAATTGGTTGGGCTACTATTCAAACTGTAATAGATAGAGGATATACTAACCTTCATTATTCGAGTAAAGGTGATGTTACAAGAGCAGATTCGTATTTTGATAAATATATGGATACGAGTAAAATGGTTCCTGGTTTTAGTATGACTTCTAAAGTTAGACCTATGGTAATTGGCAAATTCCAAGAATACATTTCAGATCAAAGTGTAATTATCCAATCAAGTAGATTGATAGAAGAAATGAAAGTATTTATTTGGAAAAATGGACGCGCAGAAGCTCAACAAGGATACAACGATGACTTGGTTATGTCATTTGGAATTGGTATGTTCATGCGTGACACATCGTATAAATTTAGACAACAACATTTAGATATGAGTAGAGCCACTTTAAATAATATATCTACAAATAAAGTAGGTTGGTCTGGGGCTTATACAGCTAATAGTACTCAAAACCCGTATAAACAACAAATAAACGGTAAAGAAGAGGACATTAGCTGGCTACTTTAACATATTTATAATAATAATATATTACCATGGCTGATACTAGCTTATTTAGAAGATTACAAAGATTATTCTCAACGGATGTAATTATCCGTAATGTAGGAGGTAACCAACTTAAAGTAATAGATTCAGATAAAATTCAAACCTCAGGTGAATTTGCAACTAATGCTTTAATGAATCGTTTTCAGGGTGTTTATCAAAACCCTGCCTCAACCTCTTTATATGGTCAACAGTTTAATCTTAATTACCAATACTTAAGAACTCAACTTTATTCAGATTACGATAATATGGATACAGATGCTATTATTGCATCTGCTCTTGATATTATTGCTGACGAATGTACTCTTAAGAATGACATGGGTGAAGTACTCCAGATTAAATCATCGGACGAAGATATTCAAAAGATACTTTACAACTTATTTTACGATGTTTTAAACATTGAGTTTAATCTTTGGTCTTGGACTCGTCAAATGTGTAAGTATGGTGATTTCTTCCTAAAACTAGAAATCTCAGAAAAATTTGGTGTTTATAATGTTATCCCTTATTCAGCATATCATATTGAGCGTAAGGAAAATTTTGACCCTGAAAATCCTTCAAAAGTAATATTTGTATATAATCCTGAAGGTTTCTTCGGTGGTAATTCATCTGGTTATTACTATACTCCTAATCAAGATAATGCTAATAATATTACATTTGATAATTATGAGATAGCTCATTTTAGATTATTATCTGATATGAACTATCTTCCTTATGGTAGAGCATATATCGAACCAGCTCGTAAATTATTTAAACAATACTCATTAATGGAGGATGCTATGTTAATTCATAGAATTGTACGTGCTCCTGAAAAACGTATTTTTAAAATTAATGTTGGTTCTATTCCACCAAATGAAGTAGAAAACTTCATGCAAAAAACTATTTCAACACTTAAACGTACTCCATATATGGATGAACAAACAGGTGAATATAACTTGAAATATAATATGCAAAACCTACTTGAAGATTTCTATCTACCAGTTAGAGGAAATGATCAAGCAACCCAAATTGATACTACACCAGGTTTATCATATGATGGTATTCAAGATGTAGAATATTTAAGAGAAAAATTATTTGCTGCTCTTAAAGTACCAAAAGCGTTTATGGGTTATGATGAAAATCTTCAAGGTAAAGCTACGTTAGCAGCAGAAGATATTCGTTTTGGTCGTACAATTGACCGTATCCAACGTATTCTACTTTCAGAATTATATAAAATTGCTTTAGTCCACTTATATTCTCAGGGATATAGAGATGAACAAATGACTAATTTTGAGCTTAATTTAACTACTCCTTCTATTATCTACGATCAAGAAAAGATTGCGTTAATGAAAGAAAAAGTAGATTTAGCGGCTCAAATGATGGAAAATAAAATGTTCCCTACAGATTGGATTTACGAAAATGTATTCCACTTTAGTGAAGACCAATACGAAGAATACAGAGATCTTATTGTACAAGATCAAAAACGTAGATTCCGTTTATCTCAAATTGAAACTGAGGGTAACGATCCACTTACAACAGGTCGTTCATATGGTACCCCACATGACTTAGCTTCATTATACGGTCAAGGTAGGATGGAAGAAGACCCAGGTAACGTTCCTGATGGATATAATGAAAAACAACCTTTAGGTCGTCCACAAGAAAAAGCATCAAATATTAATACTCAAGATAACGCTTTCGGTAGAGATCGTTTAGGTCGTAAAGATATGAAAATAGATGATCAACCTAACTTTAACGAAAGTAAAACAGCTTACAGTAAAAATCGTTCCTTATTAGAGTCTATGAATAAAGAAGTTGTGTTTACGTCCGATAAACGTAAAGAATCGTTATTAGATGAAAAAAATATCAAAGAGTAATAGATCCTTATATATTTATAATAAATCCTAGTAGGAATGAACATTAAACATTCAAAGTATAAAAATACTGGTATTCTTTTTGAATTACTTGTACGCCAAGTAACGGCCGATACTCTTAATGGGGTAGAATCTGCTGCTATTAAACTTATTCAAAAATATTTTGTTAAGTCTGAATTAGGGAAAGAATATAAATTGTACGAAGCTTTAACTAAAAGTACTTCTTTAACTGAAAGTAAAGCTAATGTATTAATTCAAACATTATTAGAATCTTCTAAAAAACTTAATAGAGGATCCCTTAAAAGGGAAAAATATAATCTTATTAATGAGATTAAAACCAACTATAATTTAGAAGAATTCTTTAAAACTAAACTTCCACATTATAAAGTACATGCTGCTTTTTATATGTTATCCGAAGTACAAAATGCTAAAGCTTTAGTAAATACTGATATTATTGTAAATAATAAAATGACATTACTAGAGCATCTTTCTTCTAATGAAATTAAAGAAGCAAAAGTAGAAGCGGAAGTATTACAAGAATTCCAATCATACGATAAAGATACTCGTATGCTTACCTATAGAATTTTAATGGAAAAATTCAATGGTAAATATGATGGATTACATAACAGCCAAAAAGAAGTACTTAGACAATATGTTAATTCAGTTGACTCAACCCCAGTATTAAAAGAATTTTACAATGCTGAAGTAGAAAAAATTAAAATTCAATTAGCTGAATTAAATTCTAAAGTAGACGATAAAGCTGTTCAAATTAAAATTAATGAAGTAGTTAACTTAATTGAAGAATTAGATAAAACTTCTAAGGTAACCTCAGATAACATTGTAAATATTCTACAATATCTTGAATTAGTAGAAGAGCTTAAATCAGCACATGGCTAAAATTGGTGATACTCAAGTAAAAGATGGTATTGTAACTACCGTAACTAATATTGACCCTGAAACAGGTCAAATTACTTGGGATGTTGATTACGCCCCCGATTATAAAAAATTATTTAAAGAAATAACTATAATGTTAGCTACAGCTAAAGAAGTAGCTCAAGCAACAAATGAACCTTTCTTTAAAGATCATTATGATGACGTTCGTAAATTAAGAAACCAATTAAGAACTTATTTACGAAATAATAAATCAGAAGAATACGAACGTATTAAAAGTATGAATGAAATGAGTGCTACTGGTGGTAGTGCTAATTTTAGTTCCCATACAGGTACTGGTGCTCAATATGCTACACCTAAGGCATTTGGTAAAGCTCCTATTTATTATTATAAGTTAGGATATAAACCTGTTAACCAAAAATCTTTAAGAAAAAAAGCTAAAGGTATTGAGGTTAAAAATTTATGGAAAGATTAATATGTATAAATATAAATTAAATCTAAAGGAAAGAGACGAAAGTCGTGCCTCATATCAAGAAAAACGTATTGCTGCGTTTTCTGAAATTGAAAAACGTCTTAATGCTCTTTACCCTAAAATAGATAAAGCTAAAGATGAAACAATAGCTTATTATAGGGAAAAACCACACTCTTATGGTGTAGTATATCCTACAGATTTACTTTTAGATTATATTAAAGATATTGAAGATTTATTAAAACACGAATAATGAAAACTCTACAAGAACAATACCAATTAATTAAAGAAGGTAAGGGTCGTAAAGATCTTTTTATGAAACAAGCCTTAAGACAGTTTCCTCAATACGTAACTAAGTTTAATACGTTTGAAGAAACTACCTCTATTTTAAAAGGTAAACAAATCCTATCTGAAGGTATTGGTGGGGTTGCTACCGGTCGTCCTAATCCATTTACTAACTGGGCTAAATTTTTAGCTGAAGAAGCTAAAGCAGTAGAAAAAAATCCTACTAAAGAAGTTACCGATATGGAAACTAGAGATTTTGACTACAAGGACGATAAAAATATTGATAATCTTTATGGTGAAGCCTTCTTACAAGGTTATTACACCGAAATGAAAGACCCAGCTAACGCTGACAAATCAGTAGCTGAATTAAAAGAAATTGTAGCTAAAAATTTAGCTAAAGATAGAACATATTATACTACTGAAGCTCAATTCGGTATTAAAGGTATTGGATATACTGAAGATGTTCCTGGTTTAGGTCCTACCAAAGAAGTAAAGGGTAAATACGCTTCATCTGGAATGGAAGAAGTTAAATTAAAAGAAGGTAAAATGGCTAACCTAAAAGACTTATTAAATGAAGCAATCGCAGGATATACAGAAGTACGTCCTATAGGAATGACTAACGAAAACGCAAGAACTGATGCCGAAGAAGAAGGCTATTTAGACGGTATGCGTGATGAAAAAGAAGATCTTAAAGCAAAAGCTAAAGATAAAAAGAAAAAAGTTAGAAAAGAAACTGTAGATTCTAAATTAGCTGAAATTGAAAAAGCTGGTAAACTTACTACTTTAGAGGCTCAAATCGAGGCTTTAGATGAAGCAATTGAAACTAAAAACCAAAGAATTTCAATGGTATCAGAAGATGAAAATCTTTCTGAGTTAGTAGATAAGAAAAAAATGAAAGAAATGCAACGTGAAGTTAAAGATCTTGAAAAGAAAAAAGCTAAGATGGAATCACTTTACGAAAAAATGTGTGGTAAAAAATACGTTAAAACCGAAGTTGTAGACGAAGCTGACGAAATGGATTTCTAAAATGAAAAAAGTCCTTATTGAAACCCAATTATTTAAGCCTGTAGGTACTTTACTTGCCGAAGGTAAACTTTCTGATCGTGGGAATCCTATGGTAGAAGGTATTTTAGCTACTGCCGAAGTAAAAAACGGTAATGGTAGATACTATGCTAAAGATTTATGGGAAAGAGAAATCGATAAGTATATGACATCTGTTAAAGAAAACAGAGCATTAGGTGAACTAGACCACCCAGAATCCCAAGTAATTAACTTAAAAAACGTTTCACACAATATTAAAGATATGTGGTGGGACGGAGACAATGTTATAGGTAAGATTGAGATCTTACCTACTCCATCAGGTAACATCCTCAAAGCGCTTATTGAAAGTGGTGTAACTGTTGGAGTATCTTCTAGAGGAATGGGTTCCTTAGAACAAAATGGTAATGTAATGGAAGTGCAAGATGACTTCGAATTACTATGTTGGGATTTTGTTTCAACACCTTCTAACCCTGGTTCGTTTATGGAAGTAGTTACTGAAGGTAAAACCGTACAACAATTAAACAAGTACAAAGAAGTAAATAATATTGTAAGAGAAATCTTATGTGCTAATACTTGTACTTGCTATTTAGACTAATACCTCTATTTTTAGAGGCGCTACCCAGAAAAACGCTCTTCGAAAGGAGGGCGTTTTTTATATCTCTCTATATATGTATTAATATAAAGTGAACAATATACTATGTTCTATATAGTATTTCACTAATTAATAATTCTTATTACGGTTCTTAATAACCGTACTCCACAAACTAAATTTTGAGGTAATGGCAAACAGAGATCTGCTTAAAGAAGCAATCGCTGACGCAAAAGCACTTAAAGAAACTGCTATTGCGAACGCAAAAGCTGCTCTAGAAGAAGCTTTCGAACCAAGACTTAAGTCTATGCTTTCAGCTAAACTTGAGGAAATGGAAAAGGAAGAAGAACTAGAAGAAGCTGAAATGACCGAAGCTAAAAAAGAGTATAAGGACGATGATCGTAAAGATGGAGGTGAAAGTAAAGAAACTAAGCGTACTGAAAAAATGAAGTACGGTAAAGACTTAGCTGAAGCTGAAGACATGGACGAAGAAATGGACTTAGATGAAATTTTAGCTGAACTCGAAGAAGGTGAAGACTTATCTGAAGATGCTAGAACGGATGCCGAAGAAGAAGGCTACGAAGACGGCATGGAAGATGAGAAAGAGGACATGGAAGACGATGAAGAAGATGAAGAAATTGATCTTGAAGAAATGACTGAAGATGACCTTAAATCTTTTATCGAGGACGTAATCGCTGATATGGTTACATCTGGAGAATTAGAAGCAGGCGAGGAATTCGAAGCCGAAGACGAAGATGAAATCGACGTTGAGGATGACGAAGAAATCGATGTAGAAGATGACACAGAAGTAGACGTTGAGGTTAACGAAGAAAAAGAAGAAGTTGACGAAGCAAAAGAAGAAATCGACGAAGCGAAAGAAGAAGTTGAAGAAGGCTACGATAAGGAAGACATGGACGAAGGTATCATGGACAAATTAAAGAAAGCTTACAACGACAAAGAATTACTTTCTAAAATCGTTACTGTTGATGGTGAAAAAGTATCTATGAAAGACCTTTTATCATTAGCATCTTCAGGAGCTACTGCTGGTATGGCTAAGTCTGGTTCAGGCAAAACTTCATCAGTAGGCGAAGCTAAAGAAGAAATGGATGAAATGAAAAAAGAACTTGACGAGTTAAGATCTGAACTTCACGAAACTAATCTTCTTAACGCTAAACTTCTTTACACAAATAAAATCTTTAGAGCTAAAAACTTAAAAGAAGCTCAAAAGGTTAAAGTTTTAGAAGCGTTTGACAAAGCGTCAAATGTATCTGAAGTAAAACTTATTTTTGAAACTTTAAACGAAGGTATGGTAGCTAATACTACTAAAACTGTAGTTAAAGAAAACTTAGGTTCAGCTTCAAAAGCAGCTGGTGTTGCTCAAAAAGCTCCTATTATGGAAATTGATCCACAGGTAGCTAGATGGCAAAAATTAGCTGGTATTAAATAAGTATAATTTTAAATTTTAGACAAATGTCACAAATTCAATCACTTTTAGAAAGCTCAGCTCAAGGTTGGAAAAACCTTCAGTCTGATGCTGCTAAATTGGCTAACAAGTGGGAAAAGACAGGTTTATTAGAAGGTCTTAAAAACGAGACTGATAAAAATAATATGTCAATGATCCTTGAAAACCAAGCTAAGCAATTAGTAACTGAGATCTCTGCTGACGGTGGCGCTCCTGCTGCTGCTGGTGCTGCTAGCTTCTCAGCTAACGTAGGTACAGGTGCTCAATGGGCTGGTATCGCTTTACCTTTAGTACGTAAGGTATTTGGTCAAATCGCTGCTAAAGAATTCGTTTCTGTACAGCCAATGAACCTTCCTTCAGGTCTAGTATTCTACTTAGACTTCCAGTACGGTTCAACTAAAAACAGCGACACTGGTACTTCACCTGAAACCTTTACTCAAGGTAACTCACTTTACGGTGGTTCAGGTACTCCTTTCTCTACTGACGGTTCAGCCGGTCAAGGTCTTTATGGTCCTGGTAGATTTGGATACTCTATTCCTTCTCAATCAAACGGTGATGTAGTATTTACTGTAGCATCAGCTTCTTGGAAAGATGTAGGTTTCGATTCAGACCTTTCAGCTTCTGTTGCTGCCAACGAAATCGTTGAAGTTACTGTTGCTAACTTAACTACTCAATTAGTACAACCTGATGTTGAATCAGTAAGAGGTTGGGCTTTCGTTTCTGCTTCTGCTGTTGCTTCTCAGGTTAACGCTTACAACACTGTTTCTGGTACTACTGGTACTTTCTACGTATCTGCTTCTGAAGGTGCTATCGCTGCTGGTTCGACTGCAACTTTATACTACGGTCGTCAACCTGAAGATAACACTTTAGGTGATTTCGAGAACACATCTGCTATTCCTGAAATCAACATCGGTATGAGATCTGAAGCAATCGTTGCTAAGACTCGTAAGTTAAAGGCTGTTTGGACTCCTGAGTTCGCTCAAGATCTTAACGCTTACCAATCTCTTGACGCTGAAGCTGAAGTAACTAACATCATGAGCGAATACATCTCTTTAGAGATCGATTCAGAAATCTTAGCGATGTTAATCCAAGATGCTTCTGCTGGTACAGAGTACTGGTCAGCTCAAAACAACCGTTTCTACGTTTCTGGTGATGACTTCACTAACGACACTAACGGATACTTTAACACTCAAGGCCAATGGTTCCAAACTCTTGGTACTAAAGTAAACAAGTTAAGCAACGAAATCCACAGATTAACTCTTCGTGGTGGTGCTAACTTCATGGTAGTTTCTCCAACTGTATCTACTATCTTAGAATCTATTCCTGGATTCGCTGCTGATAACTCAGATGCAGAAAAAATGGAGTACGCTTTCGGTATCCAAAAAGCTGGTCAATTCAATGGTCGTTACAAAGTATACAAAAACCCATACATGAAAGAAAACACTGTACTATTAGGTTACAGAGGTTCTCAATTCTTAGAGTCTGGTGCTGTATTCGCTCCTTACGTACCGTTAATCATGACTCCTCTTGTATACGATCCTGATACGTTCGTACCAAGAAAAGGTCTATTAACACGCTACGCTAAGAAGATGTTACGTCCTGAATTCTACGGTAAGATCTACATTTCTGGTCTAAACACTCTTTAATAGAGTAATACCATAGAGAAAATTGAACCCCGCGTAAGCGGGGTTCTTTTTTCATATGTATAATAAACAATTAAACGTTCTTATTTTATGGCTTCAAATCATCATAATGATGAGGTCTTCCGTCAAAAGAGAAGGCCTAAAAACCCAATTAAATTTAAAATTTCACTAAATGACGAACAAAAAGAAGCAAAAGCAAAAATTCTAGAAAACACAGTTACACTATTAGCCGGTTCGGCAGGTTCAGGAAAGACATTTTTAGCATGTCAAATAGCACTTGAAAAACTATTCATGAAAGAGTGCGAAAAAATTATAATTACACGACCTACGGTGAGTAAGGAGGAAATCGGTTTTTTACCGGGTGACCTCCGCGAAAAAATGGACCCATGGGTTCAACCCATATATCAAAATATGTATGCGTTATATGATAAAGTTAAAATCGAATCTCTTATACAAGAGGGAAAAATCGAAATCGTTCCTGTTAGTTTTATGCGTGGTAGAACTTTTCTTGATAGCGTAGTTATCGTAGACGAAGCTCAAAACGTTACACACGAACAAATGGAAATGATTGTAACCCGTTTAGGTATCCGTTCTAAAATGATAGTATGTGGTGACGATCATCAAGTAGATTTAAAATCTAAAAAAGACTCTGGATTTAGATTCTTATATTCAGCAGCACGTAAAGTAAAAAATATGTGTGCTATTTCTCTTAAAACTAACCATAGAGATCCAATTGTAGAAGACTTAATTAGTTTATACGAGGAAGCAGAAGAAAATGGAATGAATTTAGGTACTGCTGGTTCTAGTGGAAGACGTAAATAAGCCAAAGTTTTTTAATATTTATAATAAAACTATATAATGGCAAATATTCCTATATATGATGGTAACCCAACATGGGACGCAACTGCTCTCCCATTTGGGTTCTATAATTCTGATGCTCAATTCCAATCTGATGCTATTAAAGTAGCTAAATTTTGTGCTGTTCGTTTAGGTTACCCTATCGAAAACGTAGAATTATCCTCAGGTTCATTTTTTACAGCATTCGAACAAGCCGTAACAGTATATGGGAATGAATTATATGCCTATAAGCAACGTGAAGATTACTTATCATTAGAAGGAGGAGATTATTCTTATTCTGCTTCAGTAGCTGCTGGTACTACATTTGAAAATACTTTAGTTACTCCTAACTTAGGTCCTGTAATTAGATTATCTCAACAATACGGTACTGAAGCCGGTGTAGGAGGTAATGTAAATTATTATAGTGGATCTATAATGTTAACTGCTAGTGTTCAAGATTATGACTTAAACGAATGGGCTACTTCAGTAGGTTTAACAGGTAGTGATGTAGAAATCAAAAGAATTTTTTACCAACCAACCCCAGCTTCTTTTCAATTTTTAGGTGGTTTAGGTTATACTGGGACTGCTGTTGCTATGTTTGGTGATAGTGCTGGTTTAACTGCTTATGGAGGTAATAGCTTTTTAATGATGCCCTTAAGTTTTGATTTACAAGCAATCCAACAAGTTGAAATGTATAGAGATGTTTTATTTTCGAATTATACATTTGAATTAGTTAATAATAGACTTAGAATATTCCCTATTCCTAATAATGATGATATTGGAGTAAGTAGAATTTGGTTCCAATATCTATTAAAATCAGAAAGAATGGCTGATAGCTTAACCTCAGGCAGTGATCAAATTAATAATATTTCTCAATATCCCTATAATAACCCAGTTTACACTACTATTAATTCAGTAGGTAGAAGTTGGATTTTTGAATATACTTTAGCTATATGTAAGGAAATGTTAGGGTATGTTAGAGGTAAATATTCAACAGTACCTATCCCAGGAGCAGAAGTAACATTAAACCAAGGAGATCTTATCTCAGCGGCTACTGCCGAAAAAGATACCTTAGTAAATAAATTAAGAGACTATTTTGATCAAACCTCACGTCAATCCTTATTAGAAAGACGTAATGCTGAATCTGTAGCTCGTCAAAGTGAATTAGATAAAGTACCAATGGTAATTTACGTAGGATAATGGCATTATACGGAGAGGCAAGAGATATAAGCTTTTTTAGACACATTAATCGTGAGTTAATGGCTAACATTATTTCACAACAATGTGTTTACTATAAATTTGACTTAGGTGAAACTAAAGTTAACATTTATGGTGAGGCATCAGGTGGAAAATATTTCCACCCTCCTGTATTATTAAATTGTTTAGTTGAAAGATCTAGCCAAGAATTCCCAGAAAGTGATTTAGGTATTAACTTTAATTGGAATATTACTTTTAAATTTTTAAGAGACGATTTATTAGATCGTAATAAAGATTTTAACAAGGATTGGCAATTTGCTAACACATATGGAGCTAATTTAGTCCCTGAAGTAGGTGATATTATCATGTATAACCAAGGTTACTACGAAGTAGATAGTACAAACGCTAACCAATACTTTGTAGGTAAAAACCCATCATACGATTATAAAGATGATAATGGTAATAACGTATTAAATGAAACTGATTTAGCTAATTTTGGTTCAAGTATTTCAATTATTTGTAACACACATTACGTACCAGCTGATAAATTAGCTTTATCACCATTTAAAGAAAGAATGTAATGGCTAAACAAGGAAGAAAACCAGTACCAAAAACTCAAAAAGAGATTAGTGTAGGATTACAAACACCTTATGATCCTAAGGTAGGTAATCCAAACAATCCTGATGAGTTTTCCATTCATCCTGACATTAACCAGGCTGGTATTCCTTTTAACCGTTCAGAAAAATTATCTCAAAAAGGAGATACTTACAAACAATTTTCAGTAGGCTTAGAAGATATAGATGAATCTATATTTTACTATTTTAACAATGTAATTAAACCATTTGTTTACCAAAACGACGAGAGAATTCCTGTACCCATTATTTACGGTAATCCTGAAAGATGGAATAATTTCCAAAAAGATGGGTATTATAGAGATAAAAATGGCTCTATTATGATGCCTATTATTGTAATTAAAAGAGATTCAATTACTAAAAATAGAAATATCGCTAATAAATTAGATGCTAACTTTCCTAATTTATACACTTCTTGGCAAAAACAATACAACCCAAAAAATTTCTATTCTAACTTTAATGTATTAAATAATAGAATACAAACTAAACAATTTGTTGCTAACGTTGTTCCTGATTATGTAACTTTACAATATAGTGTTATTGTTCAAACCTATTATATGGATCAACTAAATAAAATAGTTGAAGCTATAAATTACGCATCAGATGCATATTGGGGTGACCCAGAACGATTTAAATTTAAAGCAATGATTGATGGTTTTACAAATGCTAATCAACTTGCAATGGGTCAAGAAAGAGTTGTTAGGAGTAATTTTACTATCAATATGTATGGGTATATAGTACCGGATGTAATACAAAAGGATTTATCTTCTGTTAAAAAATATAATTCAAAATCTAAAATTATATTCTCAATGGAAACCACTTCAAATCCTGAAGTATTTGATCCTAACCCTCAAGTTTCACCTCCTGTAAATGGAGCTGGAGCTGCCAGAGATAGACTATCAGAAAATGTTAACACTCGTAAAAGAATAAGTACAGATGAGTAATGTAAGATTTTTAGATAATGTAGCAGTAACATCATTTGCTAGTTCTAATCAACTAGTAGGTTCAACCTTTCCTAGAGTAGTATTCCCAGGAGAAATTAAAACTGTACCTACTAACCAAAACTCATACGCTTACGAGGTATTTAACCAAGGAATTATCAACATTACTTCAGGTATTGGTGTTACATTTGGAAATGAAACTGTTTATTCTCATGGTTTATTAAGAATGGAAAGTAAATTCGTAAACGAAGGTAAAATCAATATAAATGGTATTTTAGAAATTGGAGATATTTTCACAATTTAACAGAAAAATATAATATTTATATATAAACGTACGTACAAGTGGCTCAAATTAATATTGCAAACACAGGCACCTCAGGCATAGAAACCCCACAATCAGGGGTTGTTGCTGTCTTCTCTAATAGTGCCGACAACGGTAAATTATATTATAGATTTTCAGATGGTTCATATGCCCCTGTAGATACAGGAGGTACTGGAGGTGGCTCTGAAACTTCAGGTACTTCGGGTACTGGAGGAGGTGGAGGTACTGGTACTTCAGGTACTTCAGGAGATGGTACTTCAGGTACATCAGGAGCAGACGGCTCATCAGGTACTTCAGGAACTGGTTCAGGAGATTCTGGTACTTCAGGTACATCAGGAGCAGACGGCTCATCAGGTACTTCAGGAACAGGTTCAGGAGATTCAGGCACTTCTGGAACATCAGGTGAAGCAGGCTCATCAGGTACATCAGGTACTAATGGCGCTGGAGGTGGAGATGGTACTTCAGGTACAGATGGTTCTTCAGGTACAGATGGAGATTCAGGCACTTCAGGTACAGATGGAGATTCAGGCACTTCAGGAACAGCAGGTCCAGACGGTAATTCAGGTACCTCAGGTACAAACGGTGATTCAGGTACTTCAGGTACAGATGGAGCTTCAGGTACAGCAGGTACTTCAGGTAATGGAACTTCAGGTACATCAGGAGATGGTACATCTGGAACCTCAGGAGATGGTACTTCTGGTACCTCAGGTACACAAGGTGAAACAGGTACAGGCGGTACATCAGGTACCCAAGGTGAAACAGGTACAGGCGGTACATCAGGTTCTTCTGGTACCTCAGGTGATGGTACTTCTGGTACATCAGGTACACAAGGTGAAACAGGTACAGGCGGTACTTCAGGTACACAAGGTGAAACAGGTACAGGCGGTACTTCAGGCTCTTCAGGTACTTCAGGAGACGGAACCTCCGGTACTTCAGGTGCAGCAGGTACCTCAGGTACAGGTGGAGCAGGCACATCAGGTACTTCAGGAGCAGCAGGTACCTCAGGTACAGGTGGAGCAGGCACATCAGGTACTTCAGGTGAAGGTACCTCTGGAACTTCAGGTGCAGCTGGTGCAGCCGGTGACGATGGCACTTCAGGTACTTCAGGAGCTGGAGGTGGTTCTATTTCAGTAACTGATGGAACAACAACTGTTAGTACTGTAACTACAATTGATTTCACTTCAGGAGCTACTGTAACTGATGGTGGTAGTGGTACAGCCGAAGTAGCAATCTCCGGAGGTGGAGGTGGTGGGGGTACTCATTACTGTTTTTATGTAGAATTTGCTGATGGTCCTACCGTTACTAATACTTTAGGTAGTGTTACTCAAATTACAGCTGGAAACTTTACTACAGACTCAGTAACAATTACATTAACTGCTACCTCAAATGAAGTAAACATTGAATTTGATAATGAAACTCAACCTCCAACTTCAGCAATAGGCCATTTTTATAATGTAACAGCTAATACCTACTCAGTAGTAGCCTTAAATTATAAATCAGATGGTTATATGGAAGCTTCAGGTATGACTTTTAGTACATCAGGTGCTAATGTAATTGAAACTGATTATATTGATACTGTAAGTAATGCTAGTTTTGCATTTGATGTAACTCCTGGTACATTTGGGGGTGGTCAGGGAGCTATTCCTACACCACCATTTACCACATTATTAACCCATGCTTATATAATGGTTACTTTCCCATAAAAAATCATTTTAAAATTCTTTTAGAAGCCCCTCATTTGAGGGGCTTTTTTTAATATTTATCGTTGACTAGTCTGTTTGGAAGTGAAAAACAACTATTACTTAAATTAATTTATTAAAGTAATATACTAATATAATGGCGGAATATAATCCCGAATCACCAAATTTAACTTTATATGGGTTTTTTGCAGACCCTTCAAATAAAGATAAATATGGAATAAATGATGAAACTGGTTTAGGTCCTAATGGATCTGATGCCTATATTTCATATGATGTAGTAATCAATACTATATCAGCTCAAAACATAGGTGACGCTAGTGTTCGAAAATCCTCAGGATTAGCTGTAGGAGGTTCATACAATGGACAAGATATTAAAGTTGGTGATTGGGTTGCTACTCGAGATGGATTAAGAGTTTGGCAAATTACTGAAATTACTCAAAAAGGAGATACTTACGTTTCATGTTCTATTGAAGATGTAGGTATGAATATGGCCCGCACTAGAAGTGATAGATCTAATAACCCTGTAGGAGGTGCTGGTGTTGTAGTATTTGAGGTTAATGATAATAATGTCCCATTATTTGCAAGTAATCAAACAGACCAAATTACCGTTAATAATGGTTTAGACCTTATTAATACTTATTTTGCAACCTACGAACCCTTCCAACGATTTACCTTCTACCCAGATATTACAGGTAGTATAGAAATTGGAGATTTAGTAACTATTACGGGTTCAGTATCAGGTACTCCTGTAACCCCTTATAGATTAATCCCAGCACAAGATGGAGATAGAGTAATAGGTGTTGTTTCTGATATTTTTGGAGGTAATAATGTTAATGTACGCCCTTATAACAAAATTATAACTAATTTTTCTAAGCCTGAATTATTAACAGAGGGAATAGTTAGTTCAACTTGGTATTTAAGTGGTAGTGATGGAGCTTATACTACAAGTAGTGATTTTGGAGATCCTAAATTTTTCCAATTAAGTAATGCTATCGGGACTTCAACTACTGGTAGTTATGATGGGCCTTCGTTAGATGAAACTAATTACAATTTAATAATAAATAATATTGAAGTAATCCCTGTAGATGCAGGAGGTAGTACTTTAAATATAGGTCAAATTACTTCTTCAATTAATGATTATAGTGGTTCTACTTTTGTAACTGCTAGCATTAATGAACAAGGAGGAGTAGCTACTATTACAAGTGGAGACTCAGCCGGTATTGGAGGTGAAGATGGTAGTTATGGGTATAGCTCTGAACCTATCCAATTATTTGCAGTATTAGATGGTAGTACTGGTACCCCTGGATCTTACCCCTCAGCTCCAGGTAAATTTGCTATTACTGCTAGTGGGTATGAAATGGTTATTCATCCAACTCAATCTAGTGATACCGTATATGATAGTTTTGGGGGTTATCCTGGGGCTATGGCTGTGGATATTAAAGCAGCCATTGATTCAGCTTCCGCAGCTACTGGTGCAGATTTAACTGTAACGGTTGTAGATGATAATACTTTAACTCTCACAGTAAATGATGGTACTAATTTAGAAATTGAAAAAATCTCTAATGATTCATTTGTTAGAGCCTTAGTTGGTCTTAGTTCAGGTACTGCTTTACCTACAGGTCAATTTGTTGCACCATCTTTAGAACAATATTTAGCTTTAGAAAGAACAGACGGAGGTGATATTTTATTACAAGGTACTTGGACATCAAGACCTGAAGCCACCGGATTAACCAGTGTATCAGGTACCCCACCTTATCTCTTAATGGTTGAAGCTGCTGGTGGTGGTAGCGATTTAGAAATAGTATACACAGGTTCAATAGTAGAAACTGAAACAACTTCTATTCATTTCACAGGTTCAGGAGTTGTAGTTGAAGCATCAGGTTCAAATGGTGTTTTAGTAACTATAGGAGATACCAGCACATCTGGTACTTCAGGTACAGCTGCAGGTTCAGGTACATCAGGTACAGATGGTAGCTCAGGTACTTCAGGTAATGGTACTGATGGTACTTCAGGTACTACAGGTACAGCAGGTTCTTCAGGTACAGCTGGTACTAGTGATACTTCAGGTACTTCAGGAGCATCTTCCGGTACTTCAGGTACAAATGGTAGCAACGGTACAACAGGTACAGCTGGGGATTCAGGTACCTCAGGCACAAGTGACACCTCAGGTACAACAGGTTCAGCCGGTACTTCAGGTACTTCGGGTGATGCTGCTAGTGCTACTTCAGGTACAAATGGCGTAAGTGGTACTTCAGGTACTTCAGGTGATAGTTCAACATCAGGAACGGCTGGTTCTTCAGGAACAAGTGGTTCAGATGGTTCTTCTGGTACAACTGGTACTTCAGGATCATCAGGCACAAGTGATACTTCAGGTACTTCAGGTACAGCTGGTAGTTCAGGTACAACAGGTAATGACGGAACTTCTGGTACAGTAGGTGAATCTGGTACATCAGGTACCTCAGATACCTCAGGTACTACAGGTTCAGCAGGTACATCAGGTACAAGCGGTGACAATGAAAGCGCTACTTCAGGTACAAATGGAGAATCAGGTACTTCTGGAACATCAGGTGAAAGTTCAACTTCAGGAACTGCAGGTAGCTCAGGAACTTCTGGTACAACAGGTGATGATGGTACAAGCGGTACAGCAGGTGAATCAGGTACTTCTGGTACATCTGAAACAAGTGGTACAGCAGGTAATAATGGAACTTCAGGCACAACAGGTGAAGACGGTACTTCAGGTACAGTAGGTGAATCTGGTACATCAGGTACTTCGGATACAAGCGGTACTACTGGTAGCGCAGGTACTTCAGGTACTTCAGGCGATAATGAATCAGCAACTTCAGGTACAAACGGAGAATCCGGTACTTCAGGTACCTCAGGAGATTCAAGTACTTCAGGTACAGCAGGTTCTTCAGGAACTTCAGGTACAACAGGTGAAGATGGAACCTCAGGTACAGCTGGTGATTCAGGAACATCAGGTACAAGCGAAACTTCAGGTACCGCAGGTAATGATGGAACCTCAGGTACAACAGGAGACGATGGTACTTCTGGTACAGTAGGAGCATCAGGTACTTCAGGTACAAGTGACACCTCTGGTACAGCAGGTAGTGCTGGTACTTCAGGTACCTCAGGAGACAACGAAAGCGCTACTTCAGGTACAAACGGTGTAAGTGGTACTTCAGGTACTTCAGGTGATAGCTCAACTTCAGGAACTGCAGGATCTTCAGGAACCTCAGGCGATAACGAAACTTCAGGTACAGCTGGTACAGGAGGCTCATCAGGTACAGCAGGAGACTCAGGTACATCAGGAACTTCAGATACTTCAGGTACTTCTGGAGCAGATGGATCTTCAGGTACAACAGGAGACGATGGTACTTCTGGTACAGCAGGAAATTCAGGTACAGCTGGTACTTCAGATACAAGTGGTACAACAGGTTCAGCCGGTACCTCAGGTACTTCAGGCGATAACGATAGCGCAACATCTGGTACAAACGGAGAATCCGGTACTTCAGGTACTTCAGGTGATAGCTCAACATCAGGAACAGCTGGTTCATCTGGTACTTCAGGTACAACAGGTGAAGATGGAACCTCAGGTACAGCTGGTGATTCAGGAACATCAGGTACAAGTGATACTTCAGGTACAGCAGGTGAAGACGGAACTTCGGGTACTTCAGGAGACAATGGTACTTCAGGTACTGTAGGTGAATCTGGTACTTCAGGTACAAGTGATACCTCAGGTACTACAGGTAGTGCAGGTACATCAGGTACTTCAGGTGATAACGAATCAGCAACTTCAGGTACAAATGGTGTTTCAGGCACTTCAGGTACTTCGGGTGAAAGTTCAACTTCAGGAACAGCAGGTTCTTCAGGAACAAGTGGTTCAGATGGTTCTTCGGGTACTGTAGGTACAGCAGGTTCAAGCGGTACATCTGATACTTCAGGTACTTCAGGTACAGTTGGTAGCTCAGGTACTTCAGGAGACGACGGAACTTCAGGTACAGTTGGAGAATCAGGAACTAGTGGTACTAGTGATACTTCAGGTACAACAGGTTCAGCAGGTACTTCAGGTACTTCAGGCGATAATGAATCATCAACTTCAGGTACAAACGGTATAAGTGGTACATCAGGTACTTCAGGTGAATCTAGTACTTCAGGAACTGCAGGTAGTTCAGGAACTTCTGGTTCAGATGGTTCTTCGGGTACTGTAGGTACAGCTGGTTCAAGCGGTACATCTGATACAAGTGGAACTTCAGGTACAAACGGTAGTTCAGGTACTTCAGGAGATGATGGTACAAGCGGTACAGTTGGTACAGCAGGTTCAAGTGGTACCTCAGATACCTCAGGTACAACAGGCTCAGCAGGTACTTCAGGTACTAGTGGTGATAACGAAAGTGCTACCTCAGGTACTAATGGTGTAAGTGGAACTTCAGGAACATCTGGCGAATCAAGCACTTCAGGAACCGCAGGTTCAAGTGGTACAACAGGTTCGGATGGTACTTCAGGAACTGTAGGTACAGCAGGTTCTTCAGGAACTTCAGATACAAGTGGCACTTCAGGTACAAATGGTAGCTCAGGTACTTCAGGTGATGATGGTACTTCAGGTACAGTTGGTACAGCAGGTTCAAGTGGTACCTCAGATACCTCAGGTACAACAGGTTCTGCTGGTACTTCAGGTACCTCAGGTGATAATGAAAGCGCAACTTCAGGTACAAATGGTGTAAGTGGTACTTCAGGTACATCAGGTGAAAGCTCAACTTCAGGTACAGCAGGTTCTTCAGGAACCTCAGGTTCAGATGGTACAAGCGGTACTGTAGGTACAGCAGGTTCAAGTGGTACAAGTGATACTTCAGGCACTTCAGGTACAAACGGTAGTTCAGGTACTTCAGGTGATGATGGTACTTCAGGTACAGTAGGTACAGCTGGTTCTTCAGGTACAAGTGATACTTCAGGTACAACAGGTTCTGCCGGTACTTCAGGTACTTCAGGCGATAATGAATCAGCAACTTCAGGTACAAATGGTGTAAGTGGAACTTCAGGTACATCAGGTGAAAGCTCAACTTCAGGTACAGCAGGTTCTTCCGGAACAAGCGGTTCAGATGGAACTTCAGGAACTGTAGGTACAGCTGGTAGTTCAGGTACTTCCGATACAAGTGGAACTTCAGGTACAAATGGGTCATCAGGTACAACAGGTGACGATGGTACAAGTGGTACAGTAGGTACTTCAGGTAGCTCAGGTACATCCGATACTTCAGGTACAACAGGTTCAGCAGGTACTTCAGGTACTTCAGGCGATAACGAAAGTGCTACATCAGGTACTAATGGTGTTTCAGGTACATCAGGTACTTCAGGTGATAGCTCAACTTCAGGAACAGCTGGTTCTTCAGGAACAAGCGGTTCAGATGGTACTTCAGGAACCGTAGGTACAGCTGGTAGTTCAGGTACTTCAGATACAAGCGGTACTTCAGGTACTAATGGTAGTTCAGGTACTTCAGGAGATGATGGTACTTCAGGTACCGTAGGTACTGCAGGTTCATCAGGTACATCTGATACTTCAGGTACAACTGGTTCAGCTGGTACCTCGGGTACAAGTGGTGATAACGCAAGCGCAACCTCAGGTACAAACGGTGTAAGTGGAACCTCAGGAACTTCAGGTGAAAGTTCAACCTCAGGTACTGCAGGTTCTTCAGGAACAAGCGGTTCAGATGGTACTTCAGGAACTGTAGGTACAGCAGGTTCAAGCGGTACATCCGATACTTCAGGAACTTCAGGTACAAACGGTAGTTCAGGTACTTCAGGAGATGACGGAACTTCAGGAACTGTAGGTACAGCTGGTAGTTCAGGTACTTCAGATACCTCAGGTACTACAGGTAGTGCAGGTACTTCGGGTACTTCAGGAGACAATGCTTCAGCAACATCCGGTACAAATGGTGTTTCAGGCACCTCAGGAACTTCAGGCGAAAGTTCAACCTCAGGTACAGCAGGTTCATCAGGTACTTCTGGTTCAGATGGTACAAGCGGTACAGTTGGTACAGCAGGTTCTTCAGGTACTTCAGATACAAGTGGCACTTCAGGTACAAACGGTAGTTCAGGTACAACTGGTGATGATGGTACTTCAGGTACAGTAGGTACTTCAGGTTCATCAGGTACAAGTGATACTTCGGGTACAACAGGTTCAGCTGGTACGTCAGGTACTTCAGGAGACAATGCTTCAGCAACATCCGGTACTAATGGTGTAAGTGGCACTTCAGGAACTTCAGGTGAAAGTTCAACCTCAGGTACTGCAGGTTCTTCAGGAACAAGCGGTTCAGATGGTACTTCGGGTACAGCTGGTACAGCAGGTAGTTCAGGTACTTCAGATACTTCAGGCACTTCAGGTTCAGCAGGTACTTCAGGTTCAACCGGAGATAGCAAAACTTCAGGTACAGCTGGTACTGCAGGATCATCAGGTACAAGTGATACTTCAGGTACAACAGGTAGTGCTGGTACTTCAGGTACTTCAGGTGATGTATCAAGTGCAACTTCAGGTACAGCAGGTACTTCAGGAAGCTCAGGTACTTCAGGCGGATCAAGCACTTCAGGAACTGCAGGTTCTTCAGGTACAACTGGTTCAGATGGTACAAGCGGTACAGTAGGTACTGCAGGTTCAAGTGGTACTTCAGATACAAGCGGTACTTCAGGTTCAGCAGGTACTTCGGGTTCAACTGGAGATAGCAAAACAAGTGGTACTGCAGGTACAGCAGGTTCAAGCGGTACTTCAGATACTTCAGGTACAACTGGTTCAGCAGGTACTTCAGGTACTTCAGGTGACGTATCAAGTGCAACTTCAGGTACAGCAGGTACTTCAGGTTCAAGTGGTACTTCAGGCGGATCAAGTACTTCGGGGACAGCAGGTAGCTCAGGTACTACCGGTTCAGATGGTACTTCAGGAACTGCAGGTACAGCAGGTTCATCAGGTACCTCAGATACTTCAGGCACTTCAGGTAGTGCTGGAACTTCTGGTACAACAGGAGATAGTAAAACTTCAGGTACTGCAGGTACAGCAGGTTCAAGCGGTACATCCGATACAAGTGGTACAACAGGTTCTGCGGGTACTTCAGGTACTTCAGGCGATGTAGCAAGTGCAACTTCAGGTACAGCTGGTACTTCAGGTTCAAGCGGTACTTCAGGTGGATCTAGCACTTCAGGAACTGCAGGTTCAAGCGGTACAACTGGTTCAGATGGTACTTCAGGTACAGCTGGTACAGCAGGTTCATCAGGTACTTCAGATACTTCAGGCACTTCAGGTAGTGCTGGAACTTCTGGTACAACAGGAGATAGTAAAACTTCAGGTACTGCTGGTACAGCAGGATCATCAGGTACTTCAGATACAAGTGGTACAACTGGTAGTGCTGGTACTTCAGGTACTTCAGGTGATGTAGAAAGCGCTACTTCAGGTACTGCAGGTACTTCAGGAAGCTCAGGTACTTCAGGCGGATCAAGCACTTCAGGAACAGCAGGTTCAAGTGGTACAACAGGTTCGGATGGTACTTCAGGTACTGCAGGTACAGCAGGTTCAAGTGGTACATCCGATACAAGTGGAACTTCAGGTTCAGCTGGTACTTCAGGTTCAACTGGAGATAGTAAAACAAGTGGTACAGCAGGTACCGCCGGTTCAAGTGGTACATCCGATACAAGTGGTACAACTGGTTCAGCAGGTACTTCAGGTACAAGTGGTGATGTAGAAAGCGCTACTTCCGGTACAGCTGGTACAAGCGGTAGTTCAGGTACCTCAGGTGGATCAAGTACTTCAGGAACAGCAGGTTCAAGCGGTACAACTGGTTCAGATGGTACAAGCGGTACAGCAGGTACTGCTGGTAGTTCAGGTACAAGTGATACTTCAGGTACTTCAGGTTCAGCTGGTACTAGTGGTAGTACAGGAGATAGTAAAACTTCAGGTACAGCAGGTACAGCTGGTTCTTCAGGTACAAGTGATACTTCAGGAACAACAGGTTCAGCTGGTACTTCAGGTACAAGTGGTGATGTAAATTCAGCAACTTCAGGTACAGCAGGTACTTCAGGAAGCTCAGGTACTTCAGGGGGATCTAGTACTTCAGGTACAGCAGGTAGTTCAGGTACTACAGGTTCAGATGGTACAAGTGGTACAGCTGGTACAGCAGGTAGTTCAGGTACTTCAGACACAAGTGGAACTTCAGGTTCAGCAGGTACTAGTGGTAGTACAGGAGATAGTAAAACATCAGGTACTGCTGGTACAGCAGGTAGCTCAGGTACTTCAGATACAAGTGGTACAACAGGTAGTGCAGGTACTTCAGGTACAAGTGGTGATGTAAATTCCGCAACTTCAGGTACAGCTGGTACAAGCGGTAGCTCAGGTACTTCAGGTGGATCAAGCACTTCAGGTACAGCAGGTAGCTCAGGAACCTCAGGTTCAAATGGTACTTCAGGCTCTTCAGGTACAGCAGGTAGCTCAGGAACTTCGGGCTCAAGCGATACTTCAGGAACTGCAGGTAGTTCAGGAACTTCAGGTTCAGATGGTACTTCAGGTTCTTCAGGTACAGCAGGTTCTGCAGGTACTTCAGGTACAAGTGATACTTCAGGTACTACAGGATCACATGGATCATCAGGTACTTCAGGAACTTCAGGTTCTTCAGGTACAGCAGGTTCTGCAGGTACAGGTGGTACTTCCGGTGTGAGTGGAGTTGCTAATAGTTCAGGTACTTCATCTACTTCAGGTACAGCAGGTTCTTCAGGTACAACAGGTACAGCAGGTACTTCAGGTGTAGCAGGAGCTAGTAACTCATCAGGTACTTCAACCTCAAGTGGTACAGCTGGTACTACAGGTACATCAGGTACATCGGGTTCAGGTGATGCTACATCAGGTACAGGAGGATCTGGTACTTCAGGTACAGCAGGTACTTCAGGTTCTTCAGATACTTCAGGTACTTCAGGTTCAGCAGGTACTACGGGTACAGATGGTACAGCAGGTACTTCAGGTGGTAGTGGATCATCAGGTACTACTGGATCTTCAGGTACATCAGGCTCAAGTGGTACTTCAGGAAGCTCAGGTTCATCAGGTATTTCAACTTATGGATTCCGTATAGAATACTCTACAACTACAACAGCAGCAGACCCAGGTTCAGGTAAATTTAGATTTAACGCCTCTGACCCGGCTTCAGCTACTGAAGTTTATATTAGTGAGACTGATTTAGATGGATTAGGTGTTATTGGAATATTAGATACCTTAACAGATTCTACAAATGGTAATAAATCTGTTATAACATTTAGATTAGAATCTAACCAAACATACAATGATATTGCTTATGTAACAGGCCAAACCGATAATGGTACTTGGCGAACATTAGATATTTCCCATATTGATAAAAACGGTTGGGTTAATGTAGGTAATGGCGATGCTATGTTTATGGCGATTGAGCTTATAGGTGATGAAGGTACCTCAGGTTCATCAGGTACATCAGGTTCAAGTGGTACAGGATTTAATA